TACACCAACCTCTGGCGCTGGCAGTATTATGCCGACCTGATGATGGGGGAGAGCAAAGTCGGCTGGCAGGCCACCACTAAGTCCGTGCGCGACCTGTGGGCCAAATCCGCCCGCCACCTGATCCTGCGGCGGGTGAAGATCCACTCCCCATTTCTGGTCGAGGAGTATGCCGACGCCCGCATGAACGACGTAAAGGGGTACGCGGAATCTCCCAACAACGATAAGGGCCACGGCGACCGGATGCGGGCGTTCAACCTCGCTCTCTGGGCAGGGAATAAGTGGGACATGGACATCGAGCGGACCAAAGAGGACGTGACCCAGGCCCAGCAGAAAGTGATGGACCCGCAGCGATCAGATATGAGTATGTCTCAGATTATGGATCAGTGGAATAGGCAGTTGGATAAGATGTACGGAGATTAAAACCATGGCCATGAAGTTCACCCCCAAATCCTCCCACCTCACTGGTGTGGAGTACGACCCCGCTACTCGCGCCCTCCTCGTGACCTTCTAGAACGGCAGCCGCCACCTGCACTCCGGTGTCCCTCAAGAAGCCTACGTCAACTTCGCCAAGTACCGCAGCGCAGGCCAGTTCTATCACTATTTGGCGAAGTTGCATCCTGGCACTAAATTGAAATGAACTGCCGCAGAAACTGTGCTACAATTAAACCATATGCCCAAACTGAAACTCAAAGACCTAGTTGAGGTTGAAGATGTGGAGCAAGCAGCAGCGCAGGCGGTCGCGGTTGTTGTCTCGCTCACTCACGACGATCTCCTGGAGCTATCCCCCTTCTTGGGCCGCACGGTGCAGACCAAAGACGAACTGTTCTTGGCCTGTCAGTCACTATCCACTGTCACTGTCGATGGGCAGGAGGTCACCCTGGAGCCCAAACTGTTGAGTCGGCTGAAATCCCGGTGCATCGGCAAGCAGGAGTTTGGCCCGTGGTTGAAGAAAGTAGTGATCGAGCAGTTGCACAGTTACGTGGGGTGGTGACCGGCGAATGCCACAAATACCTATTGGCTGGCTAACATCACTGGTGCCATTCGCCGTAATAGGCATTCTCTTGGGTCCTATGATCGGCAATATCCCCATACCCAAGTCTTTGTTCGCGGTGTGCTGGCAGGTGGGGCATGTTGGGGTGTACCCAGTGTGGTATTTGGGAAAGAACTAGGAGGATCTCAGGTATGAATGCCTATACAGAAGAAGAAAAGGATTTGTTGGACGCTATAGGCATTATGTACGCACTGCGCCCAACCGACGGCGAAGGTAGATCATTACTTTACAGTGCCATGCGGCACCTTCGCCGGAGATTAAGATCGTTGGTGGCTGTATGAATTGCCCCGACTGTGGCCACGAACTGGCAATTGGAGACTGGCCCTTCCGTTGCTGGGGTGTGGGAGATCATGATGTTCGTTTCCAACACTCCACCGCTGGCATCCACGAGTCCGAGAAGTGCCACGTTCTCCACAACCCTCGTACTGGCGAGATCCGCGTCCCCGGACGTGCCGACCGCCCCATCCACCCCAAATACGCCGCTGCCGGTTTTGAGAAAGTGGAGATGCACCCCCGCGACGTGGAGCGACGGACTGGCAGAGTGTCGGAGGTGCTGAACTACGACAAGAACAGCGCCCGCGCCGACCGGGATGTGGGGAGCACGTAGGGCGCACGCAGCACGTAGGGCAATAGTGCTGTGATATACTGGTAGAGTGAACCCACCAGTCTCCCCCGGACAGCCGCGTCCTCCCCAAATCCCCCCGCTCTCCGCCCCGGTCGGGGACCCCAAGCTCTCCTGGTTAGAGGAAAAACTAGAAGAGGGCAAAGCGTTTTTGGCCATCCAACCCGGCTGGGGTAAAATCAGCACTGCCATCGACGCCGTGATGAGCCAAGACGAGGGCGCCGAATCCCTGGAATCCCACAACTCCCTCTCTCGCACTCGCACCAATCGCATCGCCAAAATCTTCGAGGACCTGACCGCGATGCAGACCGACACCAAGCCCTTCTGGGACTACTCGGTCACCAACCGCAAATTCGAGCAGCACGCCCAGATTTACGGCAAACTTGCCACTCACTGGTATCAACTCCGAAATATCGACCTCCGTTGGGCCGATGTCCTGCGCTACTACAATGTGGCTGGCACCGGGTATCTCCACATCTTCTGGAACCCCGATATTGGCGATATCGATGCCATCGCCGAGGACCCACGCAAAGTCATCCCCATCTCCCCAGCCCAAAACGACAGCCTGGAGCACTGCCAAGGAGTGGTAGTCCTGCGCGACGTGCCGGTCAACTACATCAAGGACAGGTACGGGGTATCGGTGAAGGCGGAATCGGATGGCAGCGCCCTGACTTGGGTGTCCAAAATTCGGGATGCGGCTTCCGAGGCAGTCAGCCCTATTTGGAAGTGGCACAAATCCACCCCAGCCGAAACCGACCTCCCCCGCATTCCCACCGTCTGCCTAAAAACATGTTACTTGAAGGATTCGCGCCGCAATAGCCTCAAAGACATGGGGGACGAGTTCATTCCAGGTCGCGATATCGAAATGGGGCAGTGGCACGAAGAACCACAGGCGGATGGCAGTCTGAAGCGCGTGCCCTCCAACAACTGGAGTTACCTAGTCAAACCAGGAGAAAGCCTGTACCCCCACCGCCGCATGATAGTCTGGGTGGGCCAAACCGAGTTGTATGATGGCCCCAGCTTCTATTGGCACGACCAGTTCCCAGTCATCAAGCTCACCCTCAACCCAGTCCCTTGGAGTTGGCTGGGCAGGGCGCCGCTGTGGGACCTCTTGTCGCTCCAGTCATCCCTCAACAAACTCCTGCGCGTGGTGGACGACCACGCCGCCCAAGTCGCTGAACCTGGCTCGATTCACGACAAGAACAACGTCTCCAAGTCCACCTTCGACTCCTTCACCACTCGCCGCGCTGGCTGGAAACTTCGCCAGAACCCCCTCGCGGGCAAAGGGGTGCAGATCATCAACCCCCCTCCTCTCGACGCCGGGATCTGGGAGCACATCAAGTGGATTATGAACGAAATGTCGGAGTTGAGCGGGACCTCCGACCTCCAGCAAGTAATGGGGCTAAAACAAATCCCCGCTACAACCACCATAGAGTCTATCTTGAACGCCCAAACCCCCGCCCTCCGCCTCCGGTCTCGCATCCTGGAGGCATTCCAGCGCCAAGTGGCCATGCAGTTCGCCTACAACGCCACAGAGTTCTACACCCTCACCTTCCGGGTCAACATCCTTGGCGCCGGTGGCATAGTTCTGGATGACTTCGACTACGACCCCGGCTCCCTGCTGCCCGATTACGCCCACGTCGATGATTACAACTCAGCGGGTGAGATCACCCCAGAAGCAATGTCGCGTGGCCCCCTCCCCCGGTACAACCGTTCCCAGGAGTTTCTGCGCCAGTTCATTTTCAAGATCACCCCCGGCTCCCTCCTAAACTCCGCTCAGATGGAGCGGACGATGATCTACTTCCAACTCGCTCGTGCGGGGATTATCGACCCCATCACCCTCATGGAGCAGTTGAACATCCCCAACATCGGTGTCGAGAACCTGCCCCCCGAAGTCCGTACTGTGCTGGATCGGATCGCGTGGTGCCAAGCCAATGGGCTGATGATGAGCGTGAATCCGGCTGGGCGCAAAGCCAGCGGCCAAGAGTCCCCTCGCATCGTCACCAAAGAATCGGCCTAAATAATACCTAGTTGTCCAGGTTGTTCCAGTTTTTCGCCCGAAAAACATAACACTTTTTCTTGCTGTTCAACTTACCTAACTTTTACGTTTTACACGACATAGTTGTGGTGCTACGCTTGTTTTGTATGCCATTCACCAAGAAAGTACGCGACGGGTTCGGCGGCAAGTCCAGCGGTGTGCGCCAACCCGACATGGGCAAGTCCGGCGGCAAGCGCCCTGGATTTATGACGGGTAAGCCCAAGGGTGAGAAGATGTCGAAGTCGGTCAAATCCAAGTCTATGAAAGGGCGCTATTAGCCCCTAACCCCCATGGCCACATCACTTCCAGCCCTTCCCACTGACAGCCAGTACGCCCCTCCAGGAGGCGCGGCTGGGGTCAATGGTGCGGCGGGCGGGGGGGGTGGGGGATGTCCATTCCGGGGCGGCTTGCCGGAGATGATGCAGGCCGTACAAGGTATTGAGGCGGGGTACAAGATGCTAGTAACCATACTACCATCCCTGGCCCCTATCGCAGCGGAGGCAGTCAGCAAACTCCGCGTGGCTGTTCCTAACGCAGTTGGAGCCGCAGCAGGCCAAGGCGGCGCCCCCCAACCTGGGCAACAGGCTGGCGGCGCTCCCCCACTTCCTGCGCCACCAATGCAAGCACAACTAGGACAAGGACAGGTATAATCCCATGGCAGAAACCGCCGTAACGTATTTTTCGCGCATGTGCAAAGAGGCAGGCAAGTCGGATGCCGACATCGCCGCCCTCACCGCACTGCTTGCCGATCCTACCCTCGCCGCGAAGTTCGACGAAACCATCCGCCGTTCTACGGACGACTTCAACGCTATGCAGGGGCGGGTTACCGCCGCCGACAAGAAGGTGAAGGACTACGACGATGTTTGGTACCCCAAGGCCAACGCCGAATACCAGCGGGCAATGGCGGAGTTGACAGACACCAAGGCCGCACTGGCCAAGGTGGCTGTTGGGGGAGGTACAGGCGATTTGGACACATCCAAGTTCCTCACCAAGGAAGACTTGGCTGCGCATCGCACCGAACTCGACGCTCGCTACGCCGCCGCCATCAAATCCGGCCTCCGCTTGGCTTCCCGTCATGCCGCCAAGTACCACGAGGAGCTGGATGTGGACGGGCTGGAGAAACTGGCCACCGAGAAAGGGTTGACCCTGGACCAGGCGTACAAGGAAATGATCGAGCCCCGCGCCGCTGCCGAAACCAAGGCCGCGTTCGAGAAGGAAAAGGCGGAAGCCGTAACGCAGGGTATCAAGGACTACGCCTCGCGCCACAAACTCCCGGTCGATGCGGTGCCCGCCGAAACCGCCCCAGTGTACCGGGGTAAGGTGAAGGACGCGGACAAGGTTACCGACATGGACGCAGAATTGCTCAGCGCGTGGAACGGCCACAGCACCGCCGCCGCAGTAGCTAGCGGCTAACACTATTACCCTCCCGCAGTAGTTTGGGGGGCCAAGGAGAAATTCGATGCCCGACAACCTGGATCAGATAAATGTGACCACGCGGCGCTATATCCGCAAATCCCCCGTCCTGGTGGACAACATCTACAATCAGGACCCCCTCAACTACTTCATGCGACAGTCCCTCCGCGAGGACTTCGCGGGCGGCTCCACCATCAACGAGAACTTCCTGTATGCCTCGCTGATCGGCGGAGGGTATTTGAAGGGCAAGAACTTCAACGTCAACCAGCGCCAGACCGAGCAACAGCTCCGGTTCGACATGAAGCTGGCCCAGGTTTCCGTCCCCCTCTTCCAGGAGGACATCCAGGTCCTCAACAAGGGCGAACTTGCGGCCGTCAAGCTCCTGCGCGCCCGCATCGACCAAGGCTACATGTCCATGGGGGCGTTCGTGTCCATTGGCGCATACCTCAACGGCATCAACGCGGGATTTCTCCCCAACCCCAACGGGCTGGCCGAGATGCTGAACGACGGTGTAGTCCCATCGTTCGACGGCAACACCTACCCGCTCTACGGTGGACTCACACGCGCCACATTCTCCCCATCGCTCTCCACTGTCCCGGTGAATCTCGCCGGCGGCACCATCGAGTACGACAACCTGGACCTGGGCTACATGGACGTGTTCTTTGGGTCGGGCGACTACGAGCCCAACGTGGTCATGACTACCCCGCGTGGCCTCAGCTACATCAAGTCCAAGTTCCAGACCCAGCAGCGCTTCCAAGATGTGAAACTGGACGTGGGCGTGGGATTCCGGGGCTTGAGCTTCAACGGCGCCACCGTGTTGGCTTCCCGCTACAGTCCAGGCGGCTACATCACTGGCCGTCAGACTGGCGCCCAGGACCCCGTTGCTGTCACCTACCTCACCGAAACCTCCGAGGGGGCGGTTACATCCTATGCGGACGGCAACCTCTTCCCCGGCTCGGTGGCGGCAGAGGCACTGTTCATCCTCAACGCCCGCAAACCCTTCTTGAACTACTATGTCTCGACCGACCCCACGTTCGGGGGTGGGTTCCGAGACTTCATCCCATCGGCCAATAACACCGTCTTGGTTGGGCAAGTGCTGCTGGCCCACCAGATCACGGGGCACCCGCGATACCACAAGCAGATTTACGGCTTCGTCGGGTAAGCCGAACAGCGAGTACCAAGCACGACAGGAACGATAAGGAGACTCTACCATGCCAAGCGGCCACGAAACACTTTCAGCCTATTTTCAGTCGGGTAACCCCGACAACCTCGCAGTCTCTCTAGCGGCTGCCGGCACTCCTGGTGACTTCGGTAACTATGCTCCCGGTCAGCTCGGGCGCGGCAACTTCATTGGCGACCGCGTGTATGTCCCAGTCATCCTGGACTCCGGCGCCGTCGCGGCCAACCCAGTAGGGGCCGTGCTGGCCAACCAAGTGGCATTCTGGAAGAACAAGGAGAACCGGATTGTCACCAACGACCACCGCCAGGCCATCATGCCAACCGCCCAGCACGCCTCGGTTGCCGGTGTGTTCCGCAGGGCCGTGGCGACTCCG